TAAACAATATCACAGTAGCCAGAAACGGCAATAAGATTAATGGACAAACAGAAAATGCTATAATAGATGTAAATCAATCAAGCTCAGTATTTGTATATACAGGGGCTACGGTAGGCTGGAGGTTCGACTAATGTCAATTAGAAAATCAAGTTCGTCAGGAATTCCATTTGGCAATAATGCAGGTCGTCCTGCTGCTCAAACAGGCCAACCATATTTTAATGGTGAAACTGCAAGACTTGAACTATATACAGGAGCTGGTTGGCAAAACATTGTGCAAGAAACTCCTGGAATTACTTCAATATCTGGTGCATATTTAGAGTCTGCTGGAACAGGAACAATTACAATATCTGGTACAAATTTTCTTTCTGGAGCTCTAGCATCTGCAGTTGGCACAAATGGAGTTGAAGTAAATGCATCATCAACAACATTTAATTCTATAGTTCAATTAACTGCTGTATTTGCAGGATTATCTTCAGCGCATGAGCCTTATGATATTAAGGTAACAAATCCGTCAAATTTATTTGGGATAATTCCAGACGCCCTGCATATAAATAACAATCCAACATGGAATACTGCAGCAGGATCATTAGGAACATTTGACGAGCTGGTTGCAATATCTATTTCTGCAACCGCAACTGATGATTCAATAATTACATATTCATTAGCAAGCGGATCATCATTGCCATCTGGCGTAACGTTAAATTCTTCAACTGGATTAATTTCGGGAAATCTTCCAGACATTTCAAGTGATACAACTTATACCTTTACAATAAATGCATCTGATGGTTCAAACCCAGCAGTTCCTAGGACATTTAGTATAACTTCCCTAGCACTTCTTGACATCGATTATCTTGTAGTAGGTGGCGGAGGTGGAGGAGGATACGATAATGGAGGTGGCGGTGGCGGCGGCGGATTGAGGTCTTCGGTGGATTCAACTGGAGGCGGAGGATCACCAGAACCTAAGTTTCTTGCAGCTCTCGCAACAAATTATTCTGTTTCTGTAGGTATTGGAGGAAGAGGCACCTCTGATACATTAAGTTCTAGCGTTTTATCTTCTGGCGGCAGTTCTACATTTGCCACAATCACTGCTCTTGGAGGAGGCAAGGGGGGAACAGGTAGTGCATTTGACGGTGCTTCTGGAGGCTCAGGTGGAGGATCAAAAAGAGGTGGCGCAGGTGGCGCAGGAACACCTGGTCAAGGGTTAAGTGGCGGTTCAGGAGTTACCAACATTACTGGCGGAGGTGGTGGAGGCGCAGGTCAAGCTGGCTCAAACGGTTCTAGCGCTTCTGGAGGTAGCGGTGGTAACGGTCTATCTATTTCTATAACGGGTTCCTCTGTTTACTATGCTGGCGGAGGTGGTGGAGGATATGAGTCAGGAAGTAATAATAACGGTGGTCTAGGTGGTCTAGGTGGTGGAGGCAAAGGTGGAGCAAGAGGCGCTACTACACTAGGAGTAAATGGAACAGACGGTCTTGGCGGAGGTGGTGGAGGAACAGAATATAGCGGCGGAAGCTCATCAACAGAAGCTGGAAAGGGTGGTTCTGGTATAGTCATATTAAGATATCCATCTGCTAGAACTTTAAATGTTGGAGCAGGCCTAACATCAACAACAGCAACCGTAGACGGAAATAAAGTAACATCATTTACTGCTGGCTCTGGAACAGTAACATTTAGCTAGACTAATCAATATATATTTGCTACAATATTAACCAAGAGTTAGGAACAAAATGCCTTCATATCAATATGAATGTAAAAAATGTAAAGTACAATATACTCATTTTAGAAGTATAACTGAAAAAGACCCAGGATATAAGTGTGATACTTGTGGTTCCGACCTTGTAAGATGGTTTGGAATATCTGGAACAAGAACACAAAAGCGGCTACCAGAAGGAGATGATTTCATCTCCAGCCAAATGGATTTTTATGGAACGGATACCTGGAAAGAACATTATGAGACATGGGATGTTCGTCCAGACGGGGTAAGAAGCCCTAGAGAATGAAAATAGCAGTATATACAATTGCCAAGAATGAAGAGCAATTTGTAGAGCGTTGGTATAATTCTGCTAAAGATGCAGACTATTTATTAATTGCAGATACTGGCTCTACCGATAATACTATTCAATTAGCAAAAGATTTAGGTATAAATGTTTTTGCTATATCTGTAGATCCATTTAGATTTGATGATGCTAGAAATGCTGCGCTTGCTTTGATTCCCGCCGAAATTGATTATTGCATATCAGTAGACATGGACGAAATACTGTCGGACGGGTGGAGAAAAGAATTTGAGTCTATGCCATTTAATACAACTAGACCAATGGTTAGACAAATAACACATATAAACAAAGACGGAAATCCAGGAATGAAATTTAAGTCTATACGTGCACATGCACGTAAGGGCTATCGCTGGAAATATCCAGTACATGAGGCATGCGTATCATATATGCCAAATGGTATTGAGGCAAGGTATGATTTAAACGTAGACATAATCCACATGCCAGATAACAATAAAACAAGAGGTCAATATTTGCCAATGCTTCAAATGGCAACACAAGAATCTCCACAAGATGAAAGAATGGCATACTACTATGCCAGAGAATTATATTTTTATAAAAAAAATGAAGAGTCTATAAAAGAGTTTGAGCGATATCTTAATTTGCCTGCGGCGAACTGGAAACCAGAAAGAGCCTATGCCATGAGATATATCGCTAAATGTGACGCTAGCAAAAGAGAAGAATGGCTAAAAAAGGCATACGAAGAAAACCCAGAATCTAGAGATGCAATTGTTGATCTTGCAGAACATTATTACATGGAAAAAGATTGGGCTAACTGCCTAGATGCCGCTGAGAAAACATTGTCTATTAAAGAAAAGACTCTTATCTATTTTACAGAAGAATACGCTTGGTCGGAGATGCCATACGACCTTGCAGCGCTATCATGCTACAATCTAGGCATGTACGAAAAAGCGGTGGAGTACGGAGAAGAAGCTATACAATATAGCCCAAATAATGAAAGGCTGAAGGCTAATTTAGAGTTTTATAAGCAAGCTTATAACCTTCAGAATGGTATAATTTAAGAATGCCAACAACGCCAAATAATAAGAACTGGAGATTCCCAGCTTATACAGATCAACCAGATGTTCCAAAAGACCTCTCGTTTTTGGCTGCAGATATTTCAGATTATATAGATCAACATCCTGGACCAACAGGACCAACAGGCGCAACTGGCGCAACAGGTTCTACTGGCGCAACAGGCGCAACTGGCGTTACTGGTCCAACTGGTGCAACGGGATCAACTGGTTCTACTGGATCACAAGGTGCAACAGGTCCAACTGGTGCAACTGGTTCTACTGGAGCTGACAGCACAGTTGCTGGACCAACAGGCGCTACTGGCGCTACTGGACCTACTGGTTCAACTGGCGCACAAGGTACTGGCGTTACAATTCTTGGCTCTTACGTTTCTTTAGCAGAATTGCAATCTGCACATCCAACTGGAAATATTGGAGATGCTTATTTAGTCTCTGGAAATCTTTATGTTTGGGATGATGTAAATACAGAATGGGATAACGTAGGAACAATTCAAGGTCCAATCGGACCAACAGGCGCAACAGGATCTACAGGCGCAACAGGCGCAACAGGACCTACAGGCGCAACTGGTGCAGACAGCACAGTTGTTGGACCAACGGGCTTTACTGGTCCTACAGGACCAACTGGGCCAACAGGTGCCACTGGTGCAAATAGCACGGTGCCTGGGCCAACAGGGGCGACGGGACCAACAGGAGACACAGGCCCTACTCCAGCATTCTCAATTGTTTCAGACAATGCACCACTAAACCCTAATCCAGGAGATGCTTGGTACAACTCAGCAGATGGATTAACTTATATTTATTATGACGGATATTGGATTGAATTAGGAAATTCATTAGCTGGTCCAACTGGATCAACAGGTCCGACTGGATCGCAAGGTCCAACTGGACCTCAAGGTGTTTCAATTACATTAAAAGGATCTAAAGTAACAACTGCACAACTTCCTTCTAGCGGAAATACTGTAAACGATGCTTGGATTGTAGATGCAGATGGAGACATTTATGTTTGGAATGGTTCTGCATGGTATAGCGCAGGACAAATTGTTGGAGCAACTGGTCCAACAGGAGCAGATAGCACAGTTCCTGGTCCTACAGGACCTACTGGACTTACTGGTGCTACAGGACCAACTGGAGGTACAGGACCAACTGGACCTACTGGAGCAACGGGATCTGCAGGCGGATACACAAACAATGGCTGGACTCTTATTGCAAACAATTATTTCCAAGACTTAAGCGCAACGTCAGTAACCTTTACAGGTTTATCTGGATACAATAAGTTAATGGTTTCATGGGCAAGAAATACAAGCAACTCTGATACTTGTACACAAATTTTAACATTTTCATTTAATGGCGGCGGCGGTGCGAATGATGCATTTATATATGCTAGCTCAGTATTCTATGGATACGTAGCTGGTTCATATTTAACAACAGGAGGGTCAGCAGGCGGAATCTATGATTTAATGAGAGGTGAAATAAATTCTTCAGCAAGCTCATTCCCAGGAATGTTCTCGGTTCAAAGAGCAGGAGCATCAGGACATCTTTTAATAGAAGATAATTTATCTACAACTAATGCTAAAAGATATACAGTAAGATCTCAAGGAATGAACATTGCAAACAATACCTATAAGACTCCAGAAAAATTAGATATTGAAGGTGTCTGGAACAACACAGCAGCTGTAAACTCTATAACATTTTCATTAGTATTTGGATCTGGTAATTTTGGAGCACAAACTATTTCTGGAGTTGGAATTCTTGGAGGAACAAATTTTGCAATATGGGGGAGCACATCATGACAGATATAGTTGAGATAAATGTAAATACAGGAGAAACTGTTTTAAGATCTTATACACAAGAAGAACTAGATTATATTGATTATTTAAATGCTCAATTAGCAGAACGTCTAGGAGTAAATGATGGCAATTGATTTTCCCAATTCCCCGTCATTAAATCAGGTATTCACATCTGGTTCTACTTCATGGCAATGGAATGGATCTCGTTGGAATGTGGTTAGAATTGCTACAGGACCAACTGGACCAACAGGTGCAACTGGACCAACTGGCTCACAAGGCCCTACAGGTCCAACTGGCGCAACTGGCGCAACTGGCGCAGACAGCACAGTAGCAGGTCCTACGGGACCCACAGGAGTATCTGGCGGAATAACTTTAACAGTAACTAATTCGGGTTCTGGTGCGTATATTATCAATGGAGCAAGCAATCCAACATTATCTTTTATTAGAGGACATCGTTACGTAATCAATGTCAATGCCTCTGGACATCCTTTTTGGATTCAGACAGTATCTGGAGCATACAGCTCGGAAAATATTTACAACACTGGTGTAACAAATAATGGAACTCAAAGTGGAACTATAATTTTTGAAGTTCCTTTTAATGCCCCTCAACTTTATTATGCATGTCAATATCATCTATCAATGGCTGGATCCATTACAGTTTCAAACTTAGGCCCTACGGGTGCCACAGGTAACACAGGCGAAACTGGCTCAACTGGTCCAACAGGTGCAACTGGCTCAACTGGTCCAACAGGAGCAGATAGCACAGTTCCTGGTCCTACAGGACCTACTGGACTTACTGGTGATACAGGACCAACTGGAGGTACAGGACCAACTGGACCTACTGGAGCAACGGGGTCCACTAACTCAAATGCATATTTAAACGGTATGGCTACTGCATCAAATAGAATATTTTATAATACATCTGGCACTAATCCTACAGCACAAGCAGCAGGCGACATCTTTATACATCATGAGGCTTAGTCATGGTAAGCAAATTATATGATGGCTTCAATTGGAAAAATTTAAACGGGTTAAAATTATATAATGGTTCCGCCTGGAAAAATGCAGTAAAAGGTTGGATGTGGAATGGATCTGCATGGAAACAATGGTATCCAGAATATCCAATAAATACGGCGGCACCAACGGTATCGGGATCAACAACTCAAGGTAACACTTTATCAACTACAAATGGATCTTGGAATTCTAATTTAGCATACTCCCCAGTATCGTATACTTATCAGTGGCGTCGTGGATCAAGCGACATATCTGGTGCGACTAGTTCAACTTATGCCACAGTTGTAGCAGATGTAGGAAATGCTGTATCGTGTAGAGTTACTGCAACAAATAACAGAGGGCCAACCCCAGCACTGTCAAGTAATTCAATTACAATAACTAGTGCAATACCAGGGCCTCCTAGTAATTTAAGTATAACAAGTGCGACAACTCAGCCAGGAGCATTCACCGTAAGCGGATCTTCTCCTTCTTCGGCAGCTCCTACAATTTCAATGGTCGCAAATAGTGGAGTTAGTTCAACTGCTGGAACCATTAACTGGAGTTCGACAAATCAATCATCATGGAGTTCTAGTGGTACATTTTCTGGTTCTGGAACAACTCAAACATCTGTTTCTAAAACTGGATTGTCAGCATCTACTACATACACTGGAACTGTCACAGTAACAGGACCTGGCTCTACAACAGCTAGTGGAAGTTGGACTTCAGCAACAAATACTTCATCGTATTCAGCGTCAACTTCTGCTGCAACCTTATCGTCTAATACAGCAAACAGAACATGGTCTCTTTCAAGCGGAACGCCTGGAGGATCATATACAATAACAGTAACAGCTACTAATACATCTGGATCTGCTGCATTATCATGGAGCGCTGGATCTAATGCGACATCTTATGATATTTACATAAACGGATCATATTGGACAAATACAACAAATACATCTATAACTTATAGCTGGGGAACGACTGGAAACCTGTCTGTTAATGTTAGATCAAGAAATGCTTCTGGTGCTGAAACCACTGGAGTTTCTGGCAGCGCAACAATTTCAGCAAACACTAGATCAGCTACTTCATCTGGGACATTTTCCTCAGCCCAGACAGCTCCTGCAAATTATAGTTTAACAACCAGCGCTCCTCCAGCAGTTGCTCCAAATACACCTACAAACGGAGGAGGTACATACCAAGATCCAAGTTTTTCTAATAATTTTAATTTTATAACAAATGCTACTTTTACCTCTTCTTCGTCTGGAACAACCCCAATTACTTATAACTGGTCAGTTCGTTCAAGTGATTTTGCTAATGGGCCTTGGGCGCTAAGAAATTCAGGATCAATCAACTCTAGCAATCTTTCTTCGACCATAAGCATACCACAGCAAGGGTGGGACTCAGATAGTTACGGTGCGGCAGCACAATATACAGTATCGGCATCAAATGCTGGCGGAACAAGTGGGTCTTTAGTATGGGTACTAATTAGCTCAACTGGAGGTGGAGGTGGAGAAATCTAATGAATAATATAGACAAAATAAAAGTATTATCTGCTAAAATAAATGCTGTAGAAATAGGATTAGAGTGGCTAATTTTAAATAATTTAGATGACCCTACTTTAAATGTAAAAACTTCAAGAGATAAACAAATCTCTGATTTAACAGCTCAAAAAAATGCCTTACAACAAGAAGTTGATAGGCTAAAAAATATATAGGAGGAAATAATGGCAACATATACACAACTCACAGATGATGAAAAGGCACAAATTAAAATTGCAGCCAAGCGCAATCTTGAGTATCAGATGTATGCATTTGAGGTTGAAGTAATTGCAGAAAATGCAAAGACATCACCTGATGCATCTAGAGTATCTGAACTACAAGCACTAATTGCTGAAAAAGAAGATCAAATAGCAGCGATTGTCTAATTAAGATGTCATATAGAGATACAGTTATTGCGAACTATCCAATAACATATTTAAGATCTAATAATGTGACGGCTACGGGATTTGCTACTTATCAAGACATGCTAGATAATTTTGATGACTACGCAGACGTAATAGCAACAGGTCCAGGGGCATACTCAAGTTTAATTGGCAATGCAATTATTGATGAGTCTCCATGTGCAAATGATGCGTCATATTTGGGAGACATACAAACCAATTTAATGCCTATCATTCCTGGAGAAACTTATGGAATGAAAGTAGACGTAGACAGTTATATTGTTTTGGGTATTGTAAATGATTATCAAGGCACACTAGTAAATGGTAGTGCTTTTGGTACTGTCTACAATTCCGACAATGATTTTACATTATCATTATGGGTCAGACCAAAGATAACAAGCACTGGCTTAATCCCACTTCTTGCCGACCCTATAAACGGGATAGGCTTGTATTATCAAAAGGGAAATATTGTATTCAAACTACAAAATGAAATAATTGAATATACATTGCCTTATCTTGATAGATCTTTTTATGTGGCGGCAACCTATACTGGATCTTATATGAATCTATATATAGACGGAGACCTAAAATCTTATAAAGAATTAAACGCATTTTCATTTACAAATACAGCAGTAAATTTACAATCTGGCCCTACCGCTTCTGGGGAATATTTTTTAACTAACGGTATTGCAGTTTACAGATATGCCCTAAGCGCACCAGAACTTCAAAACCACATGTCTGAGGCAATTGGAGTTCCGCCCATACAAATAGTGGCAGTAGAAAATGGAAGACTGTTTGAGCTACAGGATACAAACGCAAGCTCAACATTTCAATTTTCATACCCAGCAAATAAAAATTGGTCATTCTTAACGACAGACGGGGTAGCTCATGACACCGTCTTAAATAATTTATATATGACTAAAACGGATGCGGCGGTCAGTAAAACAGTAGAGGTTTACGATTATATAATGATCCCATCAACAGAGAATATGGATTCATCTAAAATTGAATGGTCTGGTGATAATGGCGTAGCCGTTTATTCCAGCCTAGATGAAATTAATTATACTCAATGTACAAATGGTGGAGTTATCCCAGGTTATTCTTTATCTTCATTTAGCTCAACAAGAAATTTGTATTTAAAATTTGTTTTTACCTCTACCGACGCAAGCAGATATTTACCCAAATTAGAATATTTAATTATAAAAATTTATAATAATCATCAAGAATATGCTACAAATTCTGCTGAGTATTTTTCTACGCTTGAAGGGCTGTCTGGAGTTTCTAACTACGACGCTACAATAGGCAATAACCTATTTCCAGCCCTGATTAGAGACGGTAGAAACGGAGTTAGGACCTTCTCTGGGTCTGGCTTCTATATAACGCCTGTATCGGGCGTTAGGGCCCTTGAATTCTTTTATACGCCATTAACATTAACCGCAGGAGGGTTATTTACAGGACCAGCCTCATACACCTGGAACCAATCTGGGGTTTTATCCTCATCTGGAATTAACTGGATATATGTAAATGGGGTAGACAAAACTACTGCTACAAATGTATCTCAATTATTTGAGGCGGGAGAAACCTACCATGTAGTAATGGGCCTCACATCCACAACAACGGACCCAATTAAATTTAGCCACACACCCCTGGGCTCGGTTCCAGCCAGATATCAAAACATAGCCCTATTTGAATCTATCTTGCTTCAATCAAAAGCTTTAGGGCATTATAATTTATATATTGGAAATGATGCGGTTTTGGTAAACGCTGGATCATTCTCAATGACAGAATCATCTACCGAATATTATAATATTGACTGGACCGTGGTCGAAAACTCATAATTTTGTCAAATAGATTGACAAAAAGCTGGACTTAGACATCCTATAGTGGTAAAATAAACACAATGAGTAATATTAGAGCAAAAACTTTAGACGAAGAGACCCGCCTAGGAATATATGTCTGGGAGATGCCAGACGGAAGATGGATAGGTGATGATGATGGAAACTTCCTATCCGTTACATCTACAAAAGGAAATAGGTCTAAAATTGACGCTCTGGCCAGAGAGGTTCAGTCATACGGTATATACGAAGGGCGGCCAAAATTCTTGTCAGGGCGACGCAAGATTGATGACCAAGAGTTTGAATACCAGAAACAAAGATTAGAGTGGGGCTTAATGCCAGATCCTTTAGATATCGGAAACTATAGGGATGAGACAAAGAAGTTTGGGGGACAAAATGGAAAACCTTGAAAACGATGATTCTCAAGATGTAGGTATTTCTAACTATGCAGATTGGACTTTCCCTTCTGTAAAAGAAACCAAATCGCTAGATCCATTTAGCGTTGAAGGCGATGACCTTCTTAAGGTTAGTGGGGTCGGCCCAGCACTTCGTCGCAAAATGCACAGAACTCTTGAAAAAAGGTTTAGCGGTAAAGATGGAGTAGAGACACAACAGATTTTATTGGCGCAGGCGGTAACTGGATATGCCATGTTCGATCTTATTGAGCCTCCATATAACTTAGATTATCTATCTAGAATATACGAATTATCTCCATATAATTACGCAGCAATTAATGCTAAGGTTGCAAATATTGTTGGTCTTGGATATTCTTTTATTGAAACAAAGAAGACAAACGATGCCCTAGACTCAATTAATGATGACAAGCAATTAGAGCGGGCACGTAGAAAGCTTAATAAACTCCGTCAAGATTTGCAAGAGTGGTTAGACGAAACAAATCAGGAAGATACGTTTACAGAAACATTGGTTAAAGCCTACACAGATCTTGAAACCACTGGTAATGGCTATCTAGAAGTAGGAAGAACCACAAACGGAAATATTGGATATATCGGACATATTCCTGCAAAGACAATGCGTGTAAGACGCTTGCGTGATGGTTATGTTCAATTGCTTTATGGCAAGGTGGTTTTCTTTAGAAACTTTGGCGACACAGAAATGCCAAACCCAATTGCGGGTGGAAGCGATAGGCCAAACGAAGTTATTCATTTAAAGAAATATACCCCAATGAATAATTACTACGGTCTTCCAGACATTGTCGCAGCATCTAATGCTATGGCAGGAAATGAGTTTGCTGGTAAATATAACCTAGATTATTTTGAAAATAAAGCGGTTCCTAGATATATTATTACGGTTAAAGGAGCAAAGCTATCTACAGAATCAGAGAGAAAGCTTTTAGAATTTTTCCAGGTTGGGTTAAAGGGTAAGAACCATAGGTCTTTATATATCCCACTACCACCAGATAGCGCAGACTCTAAAACTGAATTTAAGATGGATCCAATTGAGGCTAATCCACAGGAGTCTTCATTTAACACATATCGCAAGATGAACCGTGATGAAATTTTGCTTTCACATAGAACCCCAATAAATAAGATTGGAACTCCTGAAGGAGTTAATTTGGCGGTAGCCAGAGATGCCGATAAGACATTTAAAGAGCAGGTATGTCGCCCATCTCAAATAAATTTGGAAAAGAAATTAAATAGAATATTTGCAGAAAAGACAGATGCTCTGCAAATTAAATTCAACGAATTGACCCTAACAGACGAAGACACGCAGTCTAAAATTGACGAAAGATATTTAAGAATGCAAGTAATTACTCCAAATGAAGTACGTATTCGTAGGGGCATGATTCCTTTAGAGGGTGGAGATGAAGTTGTGCAATTAAAGCCACAGCAACAGGCGGATATTAGGGCAAATGCTGGAAATACCAGAGCCAGGTCCCAAGAAAGGCAAGGTACCCAGCCAGATATTTCAGGAGAAGGCAGAAACGCAAAAGGCGACGGCAGACAAGTTGAGTAGTCCTGCTCAACTGATTATTTGCCTTTTTACATATAAATAAATATAATTAAGCATATGAATATTGAGAAATCTCTTTGGTCTTCTAGCGGCAATGACATTACCCTGTCTGTACCTTTTACTAAAGTTAACCGTGAAAAGCGTACCGTATCTGGATTTGCAACGCTAGACAATTTAGACCAAACAGGCGACGTTGTTATGCAAGAAGCAAGCATGAAAGCATTTGAATCTTTCCGTGGAAACATTCGTGAAATGCATGGACCAAATGCTGTAGGGAAGATGATCTCGTTTAAGCCAGAATCTTTTTATAATCCAAAAAATGGCGAATTTTATAATGGCGTTTATGTAGACGCATATATTTCAAAGGGTGCACAAGATACGTGGGAAAAGATTCTTGATGGCACATTACAAGGTTTTTCAATTGGCGGAAAGATTATAGAGTCCGATAACGAAGTAAATAAAGCAACAGGACAAACGGTAAGATTTATTAAAGACTATGCCCTCATGGAGTTATCAGTAGTCGACTCACCAGCAAATGAACTATGCAATATTTTGTCCATTCAGAAAATGAATGGTCATCTTGTATTTAAAGGCATTGCTGCAGATGTTAAAACAGAAAACATTTTTTATTGCGAAGATAGCGACTCGGTATTTATGTCTACCGACGCAACATACACATCTCCAGTTTCTGGAAAACCAGCAACATTGATTGGATGGGTTGAAAGTAATGACATAAACAAGTCAAAGGAAATAGACAAGATTCTTGATTCATTTAAGAAGTCAAGAAATACGTTGCCTGATACAAATACAATTGCAAAACAGGCAAACGCAGAAGGAGGTAATGAAGTGTCAGAAAACACAGAAACATTAGCAGCCGTCGAAGAGACCCCTGCTGCTGTAGAAGAAACACCAGCCGCTGCTCCTGCAGAGGAAGCGCTTGTTGCTAAAGCAACAGAAGTTGTTGCAGACGCTTCTGCCGAAGCTCTGGAAAAAGCAGCCGACGTATCAGAAGTTGAGGTTGATGAACCTGATTTTGCAAAGATGCTTGGCGACTTAAAAGGCTTTTTCTCAGATACTCTAAATAAGGCATCCGAAGCTAGTGCCGCTCAGGTTTCAAATATTAAAGAAACTGTAGAGACATTTAGCAAGAGTGTAGATACCAGAATTTCAGAGTTGGCAGAACAGCATGCTGTATTAAGCAAGGCTGTAGAAGATATAAAGGGCACCATCGACAATGTCGAAAAGCGTGTCGACGCAGTCGAATCAGAGACTGCAATTAAGAAGTCCTCAGACCTTGGCGGGTCTCAGGAAGTTACACTCAAAAAATCCAAATGGAACGGTTCTTTCCTTGGTTCCGTAAACGAACTTTTTAACTAAAGGAGGGTAAAAAATAAATGAGCAATGAAACATTAGCAAAAGCAGTTGAAGCTGGAACAACCGTAACAACAACTATGGTTGGTTCTGCATTCGCAGACACAGGCATCCATCGTGCAAACGAGGGTAAGGGTGGTCTTTTAAATCCAGAACAATCTGCTCGCTTCCTAGATTATGTGTTCGATGCAACCGTAATTGGTAAAGTAGCACGTACAGTTCGCATGCGAGCTGACGTAACTGAGATTGATCGTATTGGCGTGGGTGAGAAACTTATGAAACTCGCCACTGAAGCTGATAATACTGCCGCAAACGCAGCTGTCACCTTCTCCAAGATTTCTCTTACAACAAAGAAGCTTCGTCTAGATTGGGAGCTCTCAACTGAGTCTTTAGAAGACAATATTGAGGGTGCTGATCTAGAGGATCATATTGCACGTTTGATGGCAACACAAGCAGGTAACGACATTGAAGACGTAGTCCTCAATGGAAATGCTGCAGGTACAGATGCACTTTATAAGGCATTTGATGGTGTTGTCAAACTTTCAAAGGCAAATGGCCGTGTAGTTGATGGTGGTGGAAATGCAATTTCCCGTGACATCTTCAACAAAGCACTTAAGGCTATGCCACGTAAGTACAAGCAACGTCGCAATGATCTTCGTTTCCTATCAGGTTCAAACTTGATTCAGGATTACCTATTCAATACATCGCAAAACATTCAAAATGTTAATCCACAAGATATTGCCGCAAGCATTATCCGTGGAGATCAGGCAGGCCTTGGTGGCCCAGCAGGTTTCGTAGCGCCTTTCGCATTCGGTATTCCGATTGTCGAAGTTCCGCTACTTCCAGAAACCCAGACTGGCGACTATTCAGGCGCAACTGGTTCACATGGTGACGTCCACTTGACATTCCCAAATAACGTTGTTATTGGTATCAAGCGTGATGTAACTGTCTATCGTTTCTTCTGGCCACGTAAGGACTCCATTGAGTATACAATGTATACTCGTGTTGGCGTCCAAATTGAACAAGCTGATGCTTGGGGTCGTAGTCAAGAACGTTAAGATCGCTTCCTAATTAAACAGGATTTAGGTCTGCAAGAAAATACCCCCAAAATTTATTTTTTGGGGGGTTTTCATTTTAATTTACTAATGCTATAATTGATTTACCTAGAATAAGGAGATATTTATGTCATTTGACACACTTAAGGTATCAGAGCTAAAAAAGATTGCAGAAGATTTTGCAGTCGAAACAGAAGGACTAAAGACAAAGGCAGGTATTGTTGCGGCCTTGGCAGATGAAGGAGTTACCTGGTCCGTATACCAGAACACCCTAGATAAAATTGCAGACTCCGCAGAAGAAGCAGAAGAAGTATTACCAAGATTTGATGCAAAGGCGGGGCAACCAGAAAACACAGTTCTTGTTAGAATGACTAGAGCAAATTATCGATATGATATTGTCGGCTTTACATTCACAAGAGAGCATCCATTTGTAGCCATGGCCTCAGAAGATGCTCAAAAAATTTTTGATAAGGAGGAGGGGTTTAGACTAGCAACTCCAACAGAGGTTCAGGAGTACTACAGCTAAGCCTAACAAATGGCAGAGGTTTATGTAAATAGCACAACCCCCATAAAAATTAAAACATTTTATGGAGGAGAAGTAGTAGATATTGCTGGATCGGTTTTAGTAGATATATACGACATCACCCTGGACCCGCTGGTTAGCCCAGCCTTAAATCCAGATGTGCCAATTGCACAAAACCTTGTTGCTCAAAAATTAGAAACTGATCCTGGATCGTATTGTATAAACATTCCCTATTCAATATCAGTAAGACCAAGAACATTAAAACTTCACTGGAAATATAATATAAATTCAAGCAGTCATGCTCAATTTACTACAGTAAATGTAATAACTCCTTATTGCAATTTAAATGAGGCTATAGAAAATTTAAATATAAGCACAGACTCAAGTGATCCTAATTATAAGTCTTATCATGAATTGACGATGGCCGAAAAGCATGCACGTAGACTTGTAGATGATTTTACTGGGCAAGAATTTTTCTTGTTTGACAATACACTTATTGTGTACGGAGACGGATCTGATGTATTAACTTTGCCAACAAAAATTGATACTATATATCAAATTTATGCAAACGATGTTCTTCTTGTAGATAAGATAGAGAACAAAAACAATTGGGGCGTAACCCCAGTAATTTCAGAAACAGGTTTTGCTATAAGAATAGACAGGGCAGCACTGGTAGATAACACTGTTTATGTGGCAAATGGGATGATCCCCCCATCAATATCTGATGTAAATTTGGGAGATGTATTTCAAAAGAATGTTAGGTATAAGATTGTTGCTAAATTTGGGTGGAGAGTAGTCCCAGATGAAATTCAACAAGCAACTATTCAGCTAATGGGACATTATTTTGCAAAAGACAGAATTTGGGCAGATAAGTATTTAAAGAGTATCTCTACTTTTGATTGGGACTTTGAGTATTTAAGTGAAGCATATAAAGGGACTGGATCCGCTTATGCAGATAAGCTTTTGACAGAGTACAAGTTATCCAGTATGCTGCTGATATAATGTTTAGTATAGTCGATTCCGTCTTATCGATGAAGATGGATGTCTTCCGACAGGTCGACTCCCAAGACGAGGAAACAGGCGCAATTAGAAAATATTGGCAATATTATAAAACTTTAGATTGCCATGCTAAAGGCTTAATTAGTAATTCTGCTGCAACAAGAACTAGCGATAAACAGATATTTAATAATCGATATATTAACGACCAGATTATTCAAATAAGAACAAGCATTAAATTAAGTCTTAGAGAAAAAGTTTCAAATATTAGAACGCCTGACGGCACAGTAATATGGCAAGAACTTGATTACCCTAATGAGACCCCAACAGTATTTGAGGTAATGGGAACCACTCCAATCACCGATCCATTTGGAAATATTATAGGATACAACTCTTCGTTAAAGAGGTCGGAGGTGCAAAGACTTGAGCTCTAACGTATTATTGGTACAAGCAGCAAGCGGACTTGAAAGAGTTCTAGCTGGAAACAAGTATGCTAATTTACAAGACAGCACAGTGGCACAGGTTTCGGCTATGATTTACTACAAAACCCATGTCCTTGCTAAATTAACCACAAGCAAAGCCTTTGGCAGTAAGTTTACAAAAACTTTATTTGATCAAATAGATAAAGATTTTGGCGAGTATATTGACGCAAAAGCAAGAGCAAATCCTAAGACTTTGCATCATGTCTATGAATGGAAGAAGGTTGGAAACCCAACATCCCGCTTATTTAAGATTAAAATAGTCGGTTCACAAGGAACATCTTTTAGCATAGGCTCAGAGTTTAAATTGTCCACAAGCATGGTTCCTACTAAAAGGGGCAAGCATAGACATGTATTTGCAAATAAAGCATTTATTATGGAACAGGGCCAGCCAGTTGTAATTAAACCAAGAAGCGCAGAAAGATTAGTATTTGATGTTAGTGGATATACTGTATACATGCCAAAGGGGGCATCTGTAACGGTAAGAAGACCTGGCGGAACCCCAGCAAAGCAATCATTTGAATCAGCGAAAAGACATTTCTTTACTACCGACCTAGTAAATCAATCAATTAAAAGATCTGGATTTCAACAATTGTTTTCTAATGCCATGGCCAAAGCCTTAAGAACTCCAGCAAATGTACGCAAAGTTCAATATTCTTTTTCTCCAAATACATTAAGAACAATGGCAGACAATGCAGTTGAATCAGCATTTGCGACGGTGACAGCATGACAGTAAATTATAAGCTAGACGCCATGATTGAGGTCCGTAAATATTTGTGGGATAGATTGGTGGCGGCAGGACTATTTAATGCAGATAACTACTATAGTGAGAATATAGCAGAGACAATAGTTCCTATAATTCCAGTACAGCAAGCTCCAGAAATGAATCAATTTTTAAATGGCAAAAAACATATTGTCTACGACAAGGTTGGAATGTCATATGAGAGTCTGTGGGCCATATGCTGTGAACAGATACTATTTACAATATATACCCCAAGCGTGGCTGATATAAATGAGATTAGAAACTTTATGACTGACGAATTTAGGCGAATGGACGAAACAGCAAAAGACGTAAACCACTCATCGGTCACGTCCGACAAATTTAAATTTTACAGCATATTTATAGCAGACATTTCCCCAACCTCCCCTTCGGAAGAGTTACAGGGAATGTTCTCAACAGACATCATACTGGAGATCAAGTACTCCAGGGCTGCAGATAAAAAAGGTAGATTTGTATAGTTTGCCTTTTGAGCCTTTATGGAATAAAATTATACCAAGAGGAAAGAGCCTAGCCAGCCGATAATTTCGAAATTAGGAGGTTAAAACTTAAATGGCAAGAGAAAATTTCAATTCAGCCAAAAACATCATCGTTGGTGCATCACCGCTTTTTATTAGCAAGTCTACATCAGGCTTGTCAAAGCTTGATCCAACACAGGGAGAAGATAAAATTGCTTTCGAATCAACAGCGTCTTATATTGAGTCCCTAAATGGACCTACTGGTGCATCAAAATGGACAAACGTTGGTTTTACAAACAACGGTCTTCAAATTACATACAACCCATCATACGGTTCAGTAACCGTAGATCAACTTCTTGATACCGCAAAGCTGTTCAAAGAGTCAATGGAAGTTATGTTGATGACAGAAATGGCAGAAGGTACACTTGAGAATCTTGTAGTAGTATTTGGACAACCAGATGTTGCAAACGCAAACACAATTAGTAATTCAAATACACTTCAGGCGTCAGATCCGAATCCAGATGCACGAACCAAGACCCTTGGTCTTGCTGCAGGTGCTCTATTGCAGGCACCCGTAGAGCGTCAGCTCTGTGCAGTTGGACCAGCAGTAGACTATTCTGGTTCTACAACAGTAACGGGTTACACACGTAACGAGCGTGTTTATTATGCACGTCGTGTCCTATCTGTTCAGCAATCACAATTCTCATTGGCACGTAATACTCCTACCACATTCCCTGTTACTTTCCGTCTTCTTCCTGAAGACAAGTACGCAGGTCAAGAATATGGTAAGATCATTGACCGTGTATTCTAATTAAATCTAAATTTAATTAATTCGGAAGTCCCCCTAGAAATAGGGGGATTTTCGTCATTATAGGCTTGTATTAGTAATGTCTATTTGTTATAATGTTTATAACTATCCGAAGGAGGATACATTGGCTACTAAAGTATACGACGTAGAAGAAATAGAGCTCCAAAATGGAGATAAGGCTAAACTAAAGCCATTAACGATTAAGGAACTTCGTAAGTTCATGGCGGCAGTACAAAAGACTGCCGATGCAAAAACAGAAGATGAGACTTTGACAATTCTCATTGAAGCATGTGCAGTTGCACTTGAAAAACAGCTTCCTGATCTTGTAAAAGATAAGGACAAGTTAGAAGATGCTTTGGACGTACCAACAATTAACCGTATTCTAGAAATTTGCGGTGGAATTAAGATGGACGACCCAAATCTTCTAGCGGCAGCGGTTCTGGCTGGGCAGAACTAGATTTAGCCGCTTTACTTGGGGAGGTCTTTCTTCTCGGTAATTGGAAAAATTACGAGGAGTTAGAGGATAACCTCTCAATGCCAGAACTAGTCCAGACGTTTAAGGCAATGCAGAAGACGGAAGAAGAAAAAAGAAAATTCTTGGCAGGTCTTCAAGGCATTAACTTAGATGACGAATTACAAAACGAAGGTTCTACCTTTGAAGATGTTCAAAGAAAAGCCTTGGGAATAAAAGCAAGAGGAGATGATGTGGTATCACTACAAGGTCCTCTCGCCGCTCAAGCAGGCTTTGGTATCGGAATGGGGTTAGGATATGAGCAGGGGTAACACACAGATAAATGGCTGACGAGCAAATTGTAACTAATATAGTTGCTAATGCCGACTTTTCTAATCTCATTGGAGATTTAAATAAAGTAACGGCAGCGCTCACTCGTATGCAGGCAGGACTCAAGTCTACAGACAGAGCTCTTGCAAATCAGATACGTGCAGTTAATACTCAGTTTGGTGAGACCTTACGCAGCACAGGTCAGTTCACATCCCATTTCGTAACCATCTCTTCAGATGTAGAGAAGTTTGGTAAAAGTCTAGACTCAGGAAAAATGAAGCTTGGCCAGTACTTTAAAGTCTGGCAAGATCACAACAGAACCGCAGGCGGATTAATTAGAGATCTTGCTAAGCAGCAAGTACAAATGCAAAATGCGGTACTTCAACCACTAGGTAAAAACGCAGAAGGAATGATGCGTTTTGCGGTGCATGTTCCTCGGGGCTTAGATGAAATAAGAAATAAAACATCTTTAACTCGTCAAGAGTTGGCCATTATGAACAAGGTTGTTCAAGATGGAGCAGGACAACTTATTAATTGGGGTAAAAATACTCAGTGGGCTGGTCGTCAGTTAACGGTAGGACTTACAATTCCGCTTGTAGCTTTTGGCAAGGCTTCAGCAGATGCATTTAAGGCAGCAGACGAACAGCTAGTTCGTTTAACTAAGGTTTATGGAGATTTAGGCGGAGCGTCAGCAGAAACCCTTGCTAGGGTGAGAAAAGATGTATCGGACACAGCAAGACAATTGTCTACCACAATGGGTGTTAATTTTAAAGACACAATTGCCCTTGCCGCCGATATTGCAGCAACTGGTAAAACTGGAAATGAATTGCTGGGATCAATTTCAGAAACAACTCGTCTTGCAGTACTTGGCGAAGTAGATAGACAAGAAGCAATGAAGGCAACCCTTGCCATTCAGTCAACATTTAAGCAAAATACAGAACAACTAGCAGAATCAATTAACTTTTTAAACGCAGTTGAAAACCAAACATCAACAACTCTTAATGACTTAGTAGAAGCCATACCTAGGGCTGGTACGGTTGTTCAAGGTTTGGGAGGAAGCGTACAAG